GATCTACCAAAAGTAGAAGAATTTGTTTACAACTTGCGCGAGAGAAGTGACGGAAGAGTCATCTCTAATGCTGGAGGTTGGCAATCAGAAGATTTCACAGAAGATCAACTACCACCAGAACTATTTAAGAACTTTCTAAAGTTCTTAAAGGGAAACCTTCGTATGTGTTTTCTCGAATATGGTTCACAAGATATACCAGAGTTGCAAAACTTTTGGTTCAACATTAACAAGAAAGGAGATTACAATAAATCTCATGCACATGTGGGTTCATGTTTTTCTGGATGTGTTTACATTAAGTCGGATGTGAATGCTGGTGGTATCAATTTTGAGAGAGACTCAAATGAAGATTATATGATTGCATCTAAGTTTGGAATTAATACTTCCAGATTAGCAGCATCAATGTGGAGGTATAATAGCATTCCAAATATGATGGTTATATTTCCATCGTGGTTGCGACACTCTGTAGAAAAGTCTAGTAGTAATGATGATAGAATATCAATGGCGTTTAATGTGAGGGCAAAAAATGTTTAAAGTAGTTGACAATATAGTACCTGTTCGTTTACAAGAAGATCTTCATAGTTATTGCTTTGGTGATTATTTTCCTTGGTATTACATCCAAGACATCACTAGGAATGCATTTGTTCAAGGTGAGTATGCTCAACCAGGATTTCACCACACACCATTCAACGAATACAATCCCAGAGGATCTTCTTATGACTATTTTAAATGGATGTCATTTTTTATTGAAGAACAGATTGGGTATCATAAACCATTACATTTGTTTAGAATTAGATGTGGATTGAATATTTCCAATGTTTGGAACAATAGAGAATTTAAGCAAGAGTGGAATCATCCCCACATTGATCACAATCCAGAAATAGTTACTGGTCAAACATTCACATGTTTATATTATGTGAATGATTCTGACGGTGATACATTTGTATTCAACGAGACAGAAGAGTCTAATGAATATAGTGTAATGCATCGCATCACACCAAAACAAGGTAGGATTGCAATTTTTGATGGTAAGCAATACCATGCAAGTTCTTCACCCAAAGAAACAAACGCACGAGTGGTCTTAACATTTAATTTTCATGAAAAACTTTTTGGGTAAAATTGATAAGTACAACGACAAACCAGTTGTTGGAAGAGAAGTTATTGATCCCAGCGGATTGGTATCTTGGAAAATTGTAGAGGAGATTATTAATACCAATAAACTGTTTGTTGAACTTATTGAGGCTGGCAACAAAATTGATATTCCATATCAGAAGTATTTTTGGTATGGTAATTATGTACAAGACAAGAGATTTATTGTCGATAAGATTCGCCAAGGATTGTGTTTTGTTATCTTACAATATTCTTCATACAACAAAGAGATTAATGATCTATGTAAACTTATAGAAGAATATTTCCCAGTTCTTTGTGATGCACACATATACGGCGGTCTTTCAAAGTCTCAGTCTTTTGCTCCCCATGTAGATATTCCACCAAACTTTATTGTTCAAGTGGAAGGAACTACAACATGGAGATTATTCAAAAATGTTGCATCTGATTTACTTCCCCAAGAAGAAATTAACAGTATGATACCCAAATTAGATTTGGAATTTGAAGAGACACTAGAACCTGGCGATGTAATCTACATACCTTCTCGCACATTTCACCAAGCAATTCCATCTAATAAGAGATTATCCATTAGCATTCCATGTAGGTCTAAGAAGTATGAACCATCTTATACAAATCTAGATAGAAATCATTATGTTCTTACTTGAAGTAAAGGATGCTATACCACCAGAAGTGGTAAAGATAATGGATCTTGAGTTCACGATGATGCGTGATGTCATGAGGATCTATGATAATGGCATGGGATTTGATGAGGAAGAAGTTCCAAATGCATTTGCATGGTATGGTCCACTGTGCTTCGAAGCATTATCGTTGTACATACAACCAGTAATAGAAGAAGCAGTTGGTAGAAAGTTGTTTCCTACTTACTCATATGCTAGAATTTACGAGAATGGTAGTGAGTTAAAACGACATACAGACAGACCAAGTTCAGAAGTAACTGCTAGTTGTTGTCTGCGTAAAGACTCACCATGGCCATTGTGTTTTGAGGTTAATGGAGAAACAAAAGAATTTGATCTAGATCCTGGTAGTATCGTAATTTCATCTGGTGCGGAGATACCGCATTGGAGAAATCCATACACAGGTACTGAACATGTACAAGCGTTTCTGCAGTATGTTTATGCTGATGGAAAGTATTCACATCTTAAGTGGGATACCCGACCACACCTTGGAATGGACCAATCTACACGAACTATAAATAAATCACCATGAGGTATTACTATGTCTGACGAAGTTGTAATTACAGAAGAAACACAAGAAGAAGAAACACAAGAAGAAGAAGTTACTTTTGATTCTATGTGGGAAGGTTTTGTTTCTCAGTTAACTGAAGCAAGAGAGCGTGTAGAAGCAAAAGGCAAAGAACTAGAAGCAGCTACAGCTTCCATGACTCGTGTTGATCTTACTGAGTACAATGGTCTCAAAACCATGGTTACTAAACTTGAGGCAGCACTAGAAACTATGGATCTTATCAGAACAAAAATTCTGAAAGAAGAGTCTAAAATTACATTCACTTGAGGTTATTATGGATCCTACACAACTTAAAGAAAATTTTGAAAAGCAGATTGCTGAAACAGAAAAACAAATTATTGAACTGGAAAAGCAACTAGAGAAAGCAAAAGAATACAGATTAAAGTTAACTGGTGGATTGGAAACTCTTGGACTTCTAGCAGGAGAATCAAAAACGCCAGAAGAAACACCAGCAGAATAAATACTAAATCCCTTCTTCCTAAATAGGTAAGAAGGGATTTTTGTGTGTAATGGCATCTCCAAATTCAAGAGCTGAACTTATCACATACTGTAAGAGGCAGCTTGGTGAGCCTGTTCTCCAAGTTAACATTGATGACGAGCAAGTAAACAACGTTATTGATGATACCATTCAGTTCTTTCAAGAGAACTGCTACAACGGTATGGAGCGTGCATATCTATTCCATGAAATTACTGCTGATGATAAGACAAGATTCGCTGCTAGTGTAACTACTACAGAGGGATCAACGGACTGGAAAGAGACTACTAACTATATTCCAATCCCAGATCATGTAGTTGGTATCACCAGAGTATTTGGTCTTGTCAGCAATTCAATCCGTTCGAATCTTTTTGGTGTTGAATATCAACTGTTCTTGAATGATCTCTATGCATTTGGATCACTTGATATTCTTAACTATTACATGAACAAGCAATATCTAGAGACACTGGATATGGTTCTTAACAATGGATCCTTCCAGCAATTTAGATATACACAACGCCGCGATCGTCTCTATATGGATTTAGATAAAGACTTTCTCAAAGAAGGGTCTAATATCCTCATTGAGTGTCATCGTCTTATTGATCCAACAGACGCTACGGAAATGTATAATGATATGTTTGTAAAAAGATATGCTACCTCACTGATGAAAAAGATGTGGGGCATGAATCTAATTAAGTATAACAACGTTCAATTACCTGGCGGTGTTACTCTTAACGGTAGAGAAATCTACACAGACGCACTAGCAGAAATTGAGAAAATCGAAAGCGAAGTTCTCAGCAAGTATGCAATTCCACCAATGGATATGATCGGATAAGATGCCTACCAGTCCCTACTTTCCAACTTACTACCAAGGTCACAGTGGCGAACAAGGTCTCGTTCAGGATCTTGTGGATGAGCAAATCAAACTGTTTGGTTCAGATGTATACTATATCCCTAGGATAGTTCTACAAGACAGCACTCTGGATGAAGTACGCTTCTCTAAGTACGAAGAACAGTTTCAAATTGAAATGTTGTTGCAAAATGTTCAGGGTTTTGCTGACAATGCAGAGTTCATCTCCAAGTTCGGTCTAAGAATTACAGATGAGATTATTTTTCGTGTGTCTACAAGACGTTGGGATGAAGAAGTAGCACAACACAATCCAAACCTAGTAATCGATAGTAGACCCAATGAAGGGGATCTACTATACTTTCCACTAACAAAAGATGTCTACGAAATCAAGTTTGTTGGTAAGGAAGAACCATTTTTCCAGTTTGGCAAGATCCAATTCTATGCTATCACTGCTGAGATCTATGAATATGGTAGTGATGACTTTGATACTGGAGTTGCAGAAATTGATGAGATGGAACAACTCTTTGATAATGCTATCAGACTTTACATGGATCCTGGTGGATCTGGAGACTTTATTGTAGGTGAAGAAATTGTTGGCGATGAATTCCTTGCTAAGGCAACATCTACCATTACAGGAGATGCTGTCAGTGCAATTACAATCACAGATGGAGGAGCACATTACAAAGTTGCTACGCCACCATCAGTAACTATTTCTGGAGGAGGTGGTACAGGTGCAACAGCAACTGCAACAGTTAGCTCGACTGGTCTTGTTACTGGCATCCTTATCACTAACGGTGGTTCTGGGTATACTTCAGCACCTATCGTTACCATTGACTACTCACCAAAAGACAACAGAGCAGAAGTCAAGTCTTGGGATAGCACAACCAGATCTCTCCAAGTCATCAACAGAACAGGAACGTTTACTACTGCTGAAGTAATTACTGGTCTAACTTCTGGTGCTAAGTGGTCTCCAGAGACATTTGACACTCTAAATAATGTGAACAGCAACTACGATCAAAATAGAGTGATCGAAGATGAAGCTGACGACATCATTGATTGGACGGAAGGAAATCCGTTTGGTGAAGCTGGTAATTATACAGGTAGTATCTAATGTTAGGGTCACATTTTTACAATCAAATTGTTCGCAAAAATATTGTAGCATTTGGTACGCTTTTCAATAATATCACATTGAAAAGTACAGATCCTAGTGATGGGACAGTTCTGGAAGAAATAAAAGTTCCATTAGCTTATGGACCTAAACAAAAATTCCTAGTTCGTTTAGAAGAAGGAGCATCAACTAGAAAAGTAGCAATCACTCTACCACGTCTCTATTTTGAGATGACAAGCATTGACTACGATTCTACCCGTAAGACATCACCAATTCAAAAATATAAAACGATCATTGATGGTAATGGTAATGAAGTCCGAGTGCAATATGTTCCTATTCCTTATAATCTAAGTTTTGAACTAGGAGTTATTGCAAAATCTCAAGACGATGCTTTGCAAATTGTAGAGCAAATTCTACCATATTTTCAACCATCATTTTCATTAACTCTCAACATGATCCCAGACATGAATGAGAAGAGAGATATTGCTATTGTTTTGAATAATGTAAGTTATGAAGATGCATGGGATGATAGTTTTTTAGAGCGTAGATATATTGTTTACACTCTAAACTTCACAATGAAGTCTTATCTCTACGGTCCTTACAATACTGCGGATGTCATCAAGAAAGCAATCATCCACGAAACAATTGGAGATTTATCTGTCAATCGCAGAACAGTTACACGAACATATACTCCCAAAGCAGTTACCGATATCAACGAAGATGGTGTCATTGATGTTAATGATGACGCTCTGGTTGATGCTGGTGATGACTTTGGATTTAATGAAGGAATTGAATTCTTATGAGCCTAGAAGAAAACATGGAGGGGATCCTCAATATCAGTGCTGAACCTGTGGTGGATAAACCACCAGTAAAGGTTGAGAAAACTGATGACGATCGCCAAAAAGATTATGAATATACCAGAGGCGAACTATACAGCCTCATAGATCAGGGTCAGGAGGCGGTCAGAGGCGCTTTAGAGGTCGCTCAGGAGTCAGGGCACCCAAGAGCGTATGAGGTCGCTGTAGCGGCAATGAAGCATGTTGCAGACATGACTGAGAAACTACAGGATCTTCATAAGAAAATGAAGGATCTTGACGAAGAAAAGAAAGGTCCATCCAAGGTCACCAACAACGCTATGTTTGTCGGTAGCACTGCGGAACTTCAGAAGATGCTGAAGCAGATGAACGGCAACAAGAGATAAATATCTCAGAGGTGTAATCTAGATGGCATACACAAGATACGATTACGATAATGTTATTGTGTCTCCTCAACCCGCTAGCACAACTGTCAATCAGTTTTCTGGCACTGAGGGTTGGAGCACCGTGACTTATAGTGATTGGAATGGTGATTATGTCGCACATGATTATTCTAATGCTGTAAGAACTCCTGGCACATATCAATCTAGGAACTATGACAATACCACTAGAACACCAGGCGTGTATCAGCGCCACGATGTAGATAACAACCCCGTATCAGCATAATGGCAGGAATATTTAACTGGGACGACAACTTTAGATTGAATGTTGCCATGGGTAAAGTCCGTGGTGCTTCAACCGTTCATAAGTTTGGTGCTGTGCCAGCAATGTCACAAAG